GTGATCTGGAAGGCAAACCGTTTGACTGGAGCACTATACCCCGAGTTCTCAACAAGATGTCCCCCAAGGCTGAGGTCAGAACTGGACCTGATCCCTGGACTGGCCTCGGTGGTGACAGCAAAGACAAGGTTCGCTTGTTCTTCATTGTAAGCATATTGAAGTATCTCCCCGATATACACATCAAGAAGCCAGCGCATTACGCTATGCAACGCAATGGGTCCAACGCTATTGGGCACTCTTGGGCAGGGGGCGGTGCTTCCCGACTCCTAGACAAAGAATTTGATGCCGGCTCCTACAAGACTGTCCCCTCGGAGTGGTTCGATGCTGATGTGTCCCAGAAAGACACCCAGTTTAAGGCGAGGGCGCTCTTGATACACACTTTGATGTCCTGGCACTACTATAAGAAGGGTGACACTATTCTTGAGTCTTTTCTTAAGTTTAGTGCTCATGAGTCCGCGTTCAAGATTGTTCGTTGGTTGTCCACCGAGGAAATTTGGGTCTTCATTCTTGGCGTTCTCTTCTCCGGTGACGTTGAAACGTCGCAAGGGAACACTAATGAGATGGGTACCGCCTGGCACCAGTTCCTGGATTGCCAAGTTGCTCGATTCTCCGATGTTTGTCCTGCCCTGCTTACTTGCCGCTCAGATCGACATTTGATGGCCAAGTTCCAGGGTGATGATGTCATTGGCCGCATACCCGTGATATATACTCCGCACCTTAGCTCGCGCGAATTCAACGAGTTTCTTAAAAAGGTGTACCACATGGAGTTTAAGAAAGAGGAGTGGCACATTCATAGCACCCCGTGGACGTCCATCAAGTATCAGCCCGATGGGACTTTTTACATTTCGTACCTTGGTCTCAAGTTTTTGAAGCGACACTTTGTGCCCGGCACTTATGACGGGAAGCGTGTCGTCATTCCCATTAGGCCTGAGAAAGACTATTGGATTAGGGTCGGCAGGAGCATTCAAGATTTGTCCAACACCTATACTTACCTTGGTCGTATTGCGGGGCTTATGTGGGACACGATGGGCACTAACCCCGGGGCATGGCGATTCTTGTCCCGCGCGTGGGCTTGGGGCCTTGCTGAGACCAGGCGTGGAGAGGACGGTATTTTGGACCAGACCATCATTGACCGTGTTCGTGTTGCCATGACCGACGAAGAATTTGTTTCGGGCCGCTCGTTTCGATGGAATGTTACTATTAATGAGCTAACTGACGCCATTGGTCTTAATGGTCCCTCCCTTTCTGTTGTTACACACAGATTCTTGGCCTTTGACCCCGAAGCTGAGGAGAAGTATGGGTTTAGGGATCGTATGCCG